AAAGTATAGATAATGGCTGTAAGAAAAACAAAATCTGGATTAGCTCTTAAACGATGGTTTAAAGAAGATTGGAAAGATGTTAAGACAGGCAAACCATGTGGTCGTAAAAAAGGAGAAAAAAGAGGTACTCCTTATTGTAGACCTAGTAAACGAGTATCTTCAAAAACTCCTAAGACCACATCAGAGATGACAGCGAAAGAAAAAAGAAGTAGAATAAGTCAAAAGAATAAGTTAGGTCAACCAGCAGGTAAACCAAGAAGAGTTAAATCTCTTAGGAGAAAAAAGAAATGACAACATCTAGCTCTACAAATTTTGAACTTGACGTAGCTGAATACATTGAAGAAGCATTTGAAAGATGTGGATTAGAACTTCGTACTGGATACGATCTACAAACAGCAAAAAGATCTATGAATATCATGTTGGCAGAGTGGGCTAACAGAGGTTTAAACCAATGGACAATAGAGCAAAGAACACAAGCACTAACGGCAAATGATTCTGATTATTCATTAGGAACAGATGTTATTGATATACTTTCTGCTGTTGTTCGCAGAAGCACCACAGATTTTAGTATGTCAAGAATAAGCAGAGATACTTATTTAGCAACGCCTAACAAGTCTACAACAGGCAGACCAACTCAATTTTTTCTTGATAGACAAATAACACCTAATCTGAAGATATGGCCCACACCAGAAAATAGCACAGATGTAATTATCTATGATGCTTTAACTAGAATGCAAGATGCAGATGCAGTAACGAATACAATGGAGATACCTTTTAGATTTTATCCTTGTTTAACTGCTGGTCTTGCTTATTACATATCAATGAAAAAAGCACCTGATAGAATACAATTGTTAAAGACTGTATATGAAGAAGAATTTGAAAGAGCTATGGGTGAAGACAGAGATAGATCTTCATTTACTGTAACACCACAACTAAACTATTATAAGGTTGGATAATGGGAGCTTTTGCATCTGGTAAACATGCTTTTGGACTGTCAGATCGTTCTGGATTCAGATATAGATTAAGAGACATGAGAAAAGAATGGAATGGTTCTTTGGTAGGCAAAGATGAGTATGAAGAAAAACATCCTCAACTAACGCCACCTAGAGTGCCAACTGATCCAGAAGCTCTAAGAAATGCTAGACCAGATAATGATGATGATTTTACTGCTTTTATTGTTTATACAAACATAGGTTTAGGCATAATAGGTGAAGAAATAGAAACCTTTGAAGCTACTGCAAGTGTTGGTAGCGTAACAGTGAGTATTACATAATGGGATGGACATTTACTACATTAACTCAATCTATCAAAGATTGGACTGATAATTCTGAAACCACCTTTGTTGCAGAAATACCTTTTTTTATTACTAACGCAGAAGAAAGAATATTTAAATCAATAGATTTAGAATATTTTCGTAAAAATGTTTCTGGAAATTTTACTAGTGGTAATAAATTTTTAGTTATGCCAACTGATTACTTATCTTCTTTTTCTTTGGCGTTTATAGACTCAAGTGGAAATACTAATTTTCTTTTACAAAAAGATGTAAGTTTCTTGCAAGAATATACTCCTGGTGGATCGTCAACAACAGGAAGCCCAAAATATTATGCGCCTTTTGATTATCAAAATTTTATAGTAGCACCAACACCTGACTCCTCGTATGTGGCTGAACTGCATTACTTCTACAGACCAACTTCAATAACAACTGTTGATACTGGCACAACTTGGATAGGAGACAATGCAACTGATGCACTTCTTTACGCATGTTTAGTTGAGGCTTATACATTTATGAAAGGTGAAGCTGATATTATAAAAATGTATTCTGATAGATATATGGAATCTATTTCTAGGTTAAAGAACTATGCAGAAGGCATGGAAGACAGAGATGCCTTCAGATCAGGGAAATTAATAAGACCAAGAACATGAAAAGTTTAAAAAACAAAACAATAGCTATTGTTGGTTTGGGAAACACTTTTTCAGAATACATTCTTGCTAAAACAAGAAGTGATATTTTTGATGAAGTATGGGCAATAAATGCAATGTCTGCTGTTATTTTCCATGATCGTGTATTTATGCTTGACCCAGCATCTCGTTTCTTAGATGGAGAAATGGCTGGAAAACAAACAAATGTAATGAAAAAAAGATTATTACAAAAGTTAAACATTCCCATTTATTCTTGTTGTTTAGATAAAAGATGTCCAGACGTAATAGAATATCCCTTACAAGAAGTTTTGGAAAAAACAAAATACGCATACTTAAATAACACTGTTCCTTATGCTATAGCCTTTGCTATATCTCAAGAGGTGTCTAAAATTTGTCTATACGGAATAGATTTTAGTTATAAAGAATTTCCTCATATGGCAGAGGCTGGGAGAGCTTGTACTGAATTTTGGTTAGCTATTGCAGTTACAAAAGGAATAAAGATTGAGATAGCACATAACTCTACTCTTTTAGATACCAATGTGCCAGATGAAGAAAAGTTGTATGGCTATCATAGATTAGAAGACCCTATAGTTTCCACAGTACACGAAGGAAGCATGTTGATAACAAAAAAATCAAAATTAGAACCACCAGAGCCTTTGGATGCAATTCCAAGAATATACGGTAGAGAGGAAGACGTAAGATAATGATTAGTTTTAATACAAAAGTAGAAGTAGCTCCTGTCAATGTTATGACTTCAAATGATGGAGGACTTTCAGACGAACAAATAGCACAAATGGCAGTAGATAAAATAGTTTCTGTTTCTGATAATGCTCCTGATGTCATTAGAGATCAGGCTAATGTTTTTAAAGAAAATGTTAAAAAAATTCTGTTTTATTATTTGCTCTTGGCAAGAAGAGAAGAAAGAGCTACAATAGTGCATACTGTAAGAAATTCAGGCAATAAAGAATTGGCAGAATATATAAGGAGATTATAATGGCAATAACACAAGCATTGTGTACTTCCTTCAAAACAGAGTTATTGACGGGTACACACAATTTTGCAACCAATGGTAACGCTTTTAAATTAGCTCTTTATGCAGAAGGTGGTGGTGGTAAATCAAGCACAACGGCTACATTAGGAGCAGCAACAACAGCTTTCACCACAACTGGTGAAGTTGCAAACAGTGGCACATATGTAAGTGGTGGTTTAGCTTTAACAAAAATTGCACCAACTGCTTCTGGAACTACTGCGTTTACAGATTTTCAAGATTTAAGTTTTACTACAGCAACTATTACGGCTATGGGCGCATTGATATATAACGATACTAATAGTGATAAAGCTGTTTGCGTATTAGATTTTACGAGTAATAAAACATCAACATCTGGAACATTTACAATTCAATTTCCAACTGCTGATGCAAGTAATGCTATCATAAGGATTGCTTAACCGAACAATTGTAAGGTAAAATATGGCTAATACTACATTAACTGGTTGGGGTAGAGGTACTTGGACTCAAGGAGCTTGGAATAATGCTATTCCTGTTTCTGTTACTCAAAGTGCTGCAACTAGCGCAGTAGGAACAACTAGTTTTGTTGGAAGCGTTTCTATAGCTGTTACTCAAGGTGCTATGACAGGTGCTATTGGTTCAGAAAGTGTTACAGCAAGTAGTCTTGTATCAGTAACTCAAAGTGCTGCCACTGGTGCTGTTGGAACAGTTACAGTTATTCCTTCAATAGAAGTTAATGTTACTCAAAGTGCAGCGACAAGTGCTGTTGGTTCGGAAAGTGTCACTGCATCTTCTGTCCTTAGTTCAACTGGCACAAGTGCCACTTCATCTATTGGAACTTCTACTGTAATTATAGATGTAACACCTACAATAATAGGTGTGTCTGCAACAGGTTCTACGGGAGAAGAAAATGTTTGGGGATTGATAGTTCCAGATCAAACAACAAGCTATTCAAATATAACAGTTTCACAGACTCCAAATTGGGGTGAAATAGCAGCATAAGGATAAAAACATGGCAAGTACATATGTAAATGATTTAAGATTAGAAGAGATAGCTGATGGAGAGCAATCTGGAACATGGGGAGCTACAACCAATACAAACTTAGAATTGATAGGTGATGCACTTGGTTTTGGCACAGAAGCTATAACGACAAATGCAGATACATTTACAAGCACAGTAGCAGATGGAGCTGTAGATGCGGCTAGAGCCATGTATCTTAAATACACTGGTACATTAGATAGTGCTTGCACAATTACAATTGCACCGAACACACTTAGCAGACTGCAATTTATAGAAAATGCTACAAGTGGATCACAAAACATAATAATAAGTCAAGGCTCTGGAGCAAATGTAACAATACCTCCAGGAGATACAAAAGCAGTTTATCTTGATGGTGCTGGAAGTGGTGCAGCAGTTGTAGATGCCTTTGCTTCTTTAAATGTTGTTGATTTAACAGTTCAAGATGATCTAACAGTAAATGATGATCTACTTTTAAACTCTGATAGTGCAGTATTAAGCATAGGAGCAGACGCAGATTTAAAGATTACTCACGATGGCACTAATGGTGATTTTGAAAGTGCAGGTAATCTTACTTTTGATGTTGCAGGAAACATTATTTTAGATGCTGTTGATTCTATTTCAACTGCAACTGCAGGAACATCAAATGTAAAACTTGGTGTTAATGCAGGTAACTCTATTACAAGTGGTGGTAATTATAATGTTGTAGTTGGAGATGAAGCAGGTACAGCAATTACTACTGGGGATAATAATTCAGTTTTGGGTTTTGAAGCATTAAAAGCAAATTCCACAACATCTAATAACACGGCTCTTGGCTATCAAGCACTTCTTGTAAATACGGCTGATTTGAATACAGCAGTTGGTTCTTTGTCTTTAATAGCTAATACAAGTGGGTCTTTAAATGTAGCAGTCGGTGCTTTTGCCTTAAATGCAAATACTACTGCATCTAGTAATACGGCTGTTGGATATGCTTCTCTTGAGGAAAATACTACTGGTGCAAGTAATACAGGTATAGGATTTAAGGCACTAGAAGCAAATACTACTGGCGACAATATGACTGCTGTTGGTGCAAACGCTGGTTTATCACATACTACAGGTAATTCATCTACATTTATTGGAACTGATTCTGGAAAACTTACAACAACAGGAGTTGGTAATACTTTTGTTGGTGATGGTTCTGGGAGACAAAATACAACTGGAGCAAGTAACGTAGCTATGGGTCAAAGTGCCTTATTAGCAAATACCACAGCATCTGCAAACACGGCATTAGGATATGAATCTCTAACTGCACTTACCACAGGAAACAGTAATGTAGCGATTGGTTATCGTGCTTTAAAAACAGATACTTTAGGTGATAGAAATGTTGCAGTAGGAAACGAAGCTTTATCAACACAAAATTTCACTTCATCAACTGATAGTTATAACGTTGGAGTTGGGTATCAGGCAGGTAAATCAGTAACAACTGGAAGTTTGAATACGTTAGTGGGTGGTCTTGCTGGAGATGCTTTAACTACAGGACAACGTAATGTCGCAATCGGAACTCTGGCTCTTAGTACAGAAACTGCTGGGGATACTAATGTTGCCATTGGATATGGTGCATTATCAACACAAAACAATACTGGTGGTGGTGATTTGTATAATACTGCCGTTGGAGATGCCGCAGGAACAAATTTAACTACAGGTGGAACTAATACTTTGATTGGTGGATTAGCTGGTAATGCAATAACTACTGCAGCACATACAGTCGCAGTCGGATTTCAGGCAGGTACAGCGATAACTACAGGCTCTAGTAATATCTGTATAGGCAGAATAGCAGGAGATAGTATTACAACATCAGTAGCTAATACGATAGTTGGTTCTAGTGCTGGAACAAATATAACAACAGGTAATGGTGAAAATGTACTTATTGGTAATAATGCTGGAATAGCACTAACCACAGGTCAACAAAATGTAATCATTGGTGATAATGCTATGGCAAATGCTACTCCAGGAGCTTATAATCTAAATGTATTTGTTGGTGATAATGCAGGTCTTGTTAATGCTGCAAGTAGCAATGTAGGAGTGGGTGGTTCTGCCTTAGTTGCTAATACAACAGGAAGTGGCAATACAGCACTTGGAAGTAATTCCTTATTATCAAATACCACAGGTTCATCTAACACTTTTGTAGGTAATGGTGCAGGAGATGCTAATACTGAAGGAGATAACAATACAGGAGTTGGTGAAGGTGTATTCTCTGCAAATACTACAGGTGGTTCTAATACAGCCGTTGGTGTAGGTGCTTTAAATTCAAATACTACAGCTTCACACATAACAGCAATGGGAGTATCATGTTTACAATCAAATACAACAGGTACTAGTAATTCTGGTTATGGTTATCAATCTTTGTTTAGCAGTACAACAGCACCAGAAAGCACAGCAGTTGGAAAATGGTCTTTATATGCACAAACTACTGGGGGGTATAATACGTCTGTTGGATTTAATTCTAGTGCATCAATTACTACTGGGCTTCAAAATGTAGCAGTAGGTCAAAGAGCCTTGCAATCTTGTACTACAGGAGCAAACAATGTAGCAGTTGGAATGATGGCAGGTGGTTCTAATGTAGGTAATATTACAACTGCATCAAATAATGCTATCTTTGGATTTAAAGGTGGTCAAAATTGTACCAATGGTCAAAATACTGCATTAGGTAATGAAACTAATCTTCAAGGTCATGCTCATGCTATTGTCTTAGGTTATAATACAGATAGTGTTGGAAGTGATACTTTTACTTTTGGTAAAGCTGATGGAAACGACAGAGTCAGTAATGATTTCACATCAAATGCCACCTTTGCAAGAGTATCAGACGTAAGGTATAAAAAGGATATACAAGACAATACAGACTGTGGATTAGATTTTATAAATGATTTAAGACCAGTTACTTTTAAATGGAAAGCTAAATCAGAAATAAGTAAGGACTTACCAGATTATGATGCAACAAAAACTGAAGCAGATCATAAAGAAAAACTATATGGACTTATAGCACAAGAAGTTAAAGAAGCTCTTGATAAACATAACATAACTGATTTTGGTGGTTGGGCGAAAGATGAAATAACTGGTATTAATAGAGTTGCACAAGCAATGTTTATATATCCTTTAATAAAATCAGTTCAAGAACTATCAGCACAAGTGAAAGAATTACAAACTGAAGTCAAAACACTAAAAGGAGAATAAAATGTCAGTGGAAGAAAAAACAAAAGAAGAAATAGCACAAGACTACACAGCGATGGGTCATAGTGTTGAATTGATAAATGCAATTGTTGGTGGTACAGCAATGGCAGATGATACAGCAGAAGATAAACAAGACTGTGTTGATAGAAATGTAGAACATTTAGAAGTAATGAAAGCTAAAGATTATTGGACAAGTGAAGATATGACCAATGTTGATAAAGCAATTACAGCAGGAAAAGGATACACAGCATAATGACTGATGAAAACATATTTACTTTGGATGGTAATTCATACAAAGAAGAAGATTTAGATGCTAAACAAAAATATTTAATAGATCAAATTAGAGATTTACAAGCTAAATCAACTCAACTTAGATTTCAACTAGATCAAGTGTCTGTTGCACAAACTAGCTTTACTAATTCATTGATAGCATCATTAAAAGAAACAATGGATTCATTAGAAGATAGTGAGAAAAACAAATCTGAAAGTCAAAATGCAGGGTAATTAATGCCTTTAGTTAAATTAAAGTTTAGACCAGGAATAAATAGAGATGTTACTTCTTATTCTAATGAAAGTGGTTGGGTAAATGGTGACAAGATACGTTTTCGTATGGGATTTCCTGAAAAAATTGGTGGTTGGGAAAAACTTACAGAACAAACGTATCAAGGAACAGCAAGAGCCTTACATAATTGGTTGGGTTTGGACGGGTCTGATTTTTTAGGTGTAGGAACTCATTTAAAATATTACATTGAAGAAGGTGGAGGCTTTTATGATATAACTCCCATTAGAGCTACGACCACTAATGGGATTACTTTTGCTGCATCTGATGGATCAACAACTATAACTGCAACAGACAGCTCTCATGGAGCTTCTTTAGGAGACTTTGTAACGATAGCTGGTGCTGTTTCATTAGGTGGAACTGTTACAGCTACAGTGTTAAATGCAGAGCATCAAATAACAAGCGTTCCTACAGCAAATACTTTTACTTTTGAAGTTTCTTCAGCGGCTAACTCATCTGACAGTGGTAATGGTGGCTCTGGTGGTGATGCTGTTTATCAGATAAGTGTTGGTTTAGATACTCAAATCGGTGGAACTGGTTGGGGTGCTGGCGTTTGGG